ACATACTTAGCGTACCCCTAACAGACCAACAGATACTACAACGAGCGATCGAACTTGCTATTGAGCGTGGGTGGCGTAGTCCTTGGTTGGGAACACTACAGGGCATTGACTCGGATATTATCACAGGTGAGGTATTTGTTAGGTACAGGTACAAAGATTTACCTGAGTTTAAGTGGTCGCTATTTGGACTAGTCTATTCAACTGAGTTTGCTAAGGCCTTATGGGGCGAGCGCAGAGAAGTTCCAAGAGATAGCAGTGATTATACTGTTTCAGCCCACTCTGGTGAGTTTAAGGTATATGAGAACGCAGAAGATTGGCAATACCACCTACAAAACATGGTAATAAGCCCAGACCCTATAAAGTATATCGGCGAATACCTAGATTTTACTACAGAAACTGGCAACACCAAAGAGCTTAAATTAAAACCACCGATGACCTACACAAATGTTGTTGTAATGCCCGACGGCACTATAAGGCCTTGGCGTGGAGTAAAAACGACAGAACATCCACCAGTACTACAGTTTGACGGACAGATACTTTACCTACACAACTGGGGCGCAATGTATCACACATCAAAAGCCTTATCAAAAGCGTGGATGAAACCACTTAACGACTTGATACGCTAAACACTATACAAAGTATACTAAAGAGTAAGGACTAGACACCCAATAAACCTTATGCTATTGCATTAACAACAAACATATACTATACTTTATATATTAAAGCTAACCTAATCATAGGAGCGAATACTTACAATGCCAGCACCAAAAGGCAACCAATACGCTGTAGGCAATGAAGGCGGACGACCAACAAAGCTAACACCCGAGATAACTGAGAGAGCGTACGAGTACTTAGAGCCATCAGACCAGCTTCCAACCATCGAAGGCCTGGCGATAGAACTAGATATTACAAGGGACACTTTGTATCAATGGGAGAAAGAGAACAACGAGTTTTCGTACATCTTAGGCAAACTACGGCTTTTACAGGCTAACAAACTTATCCAAAAGAGCATTAAAGGTGAGTACAATTCAACCATATCTAAGATGATGTTGACTAAGCACGGTTATGTAGAGCAATCAGCGACAGACATAACATCAGCAGGGCAGAGGATAGAAACTAACACTATTGTTTTCAAAGACTTCACAAATGATTCAACAAGTAAGTGAGATCTATAAGCCGCTATTCACTGAGAAGCCACGCTACTTCATCTTAATGGGCGGCCGTGGTGCAGGACGTTCAACAGTAGCCTCACAGTATGCCAACGCTAAACTCTTAGCCCCTGAGTACTTTCGATGTGCTATCATGCGCTATATTCTCAGTGACATTCGTAACTCTATCTTTAGAGAGATTACCGACCGAGCAGAAGAGCTAGAGGTATACGATAAGTACCACATACGAGACATGAACATAGAGTACGGACAGAACAGTATCAATGCTGTAGGGTTTCGTAAGTCAAGCGGCGATCAGAAGTCTAAGCTCAAATCACTAGCCTCGTACAACTGTGTCATTATCGAAGAGGCAGATGAGATCCCAGAGGAAGACTTTATACAACTGGACGACTCCCTCCGTACCGTTAAGGGAGACATTACAATCATTCTACTACTCAACCCTCCATCCAAAGACCACTGGATTATCAAGCGATGGTTCACGCTAGAGAACAGCGAACAGCCAGGCTTCTACATCCCTAAGCTCAGAGACGGTATAACAGACGCTATTGCTATTCGTGCAGACTACCACTCAAACGAACAGAACATTGCCCCAGCCAGTGTGCAGCAGTATGAGAACTACAGACTCACAAAGCCAGACCACTACTACAACATGATTAAAGGGTACGTCCCCGAGACAGTACAGGGGCTTATCTACCCTAACTTCCAAATCATCGACGAGCTGCCAAAAGAAGCACGACTCAAACGCAGGGGACTTGACTATGGGTACACCAACGACCCTAGCGCAATAGTTGATGTGTATGAGTGGAACAACGCTTACATATGGGACGAGGTACTGTATCGCAAGGGCGCAAGCAATAAAGAGCTAGCAGACGTTATTAAAATGCAACCAGAGCAGGTGCTACTCATACCTGATAGCTCAGAGCCTAAGAGTATCGACGAACTCAAGCTTTACGGTGTCAACGTCCTCGGTGTGACTAAAGGTGCGGGCTCAGTCAATCATGGGATTCAGTATGTACAAGATCAAAAGATTAGCATCACTAAACGCTCAGTCAATGGGCTAAAGGAGTACCGAAACTATTTGTGGATGACAGACAAAGAGGGAACTATCATCAACACGCCTATCGACCTGTGGAATCACTTTCTGGACGCAGTTCGATATGGGTTCGAGGGACTACGACCAAAACGAGAAATTAAACACAGACAGCCACGCCCACGAGCGCGGTTCCATATCTAGGGGGAAACATGGCAAAGGATAAAACTATCAAGTTCACAACAAGAAGAGTCCTCGGTACTCATCTCGAATCAGTACTAGAGTGCGAGATATGCGGGATGATGCGAGTCTCAGTGTCAGAAGATAGCATCCCGTCAATCATCAGCAAACTACAACAAAGCCTCTCGGACTCGGGGTGCGAACACGAGCTAACTAAAAGCCATCAAACTAAACAGGGGTAGCACATGTCACAGAAGTTTACGCACGGCAAAATTAAAACGCACTACGTCAACGAAGACGGGAGTATCACCAGCGACACCGAAAGCTTTTATGAAAACCCAACAGCATTTGAGAGGGACATATCGCATAGTGTCCGCACGGGTAGAGACACGTTCCTCGCAGATGTGATGCAGAGCCTTAACCTTATCTCGAACAAGAAGACTCGTGAGCTAACCCTCACCATCAAAGCGGATGAACACTACATGCCACGACAAATCGTCAAGACCTGGACTGAAACAAAGGAAGTCCTCGACAAGAAACGCTAGTACCAATTATCCCTCGATTGTGCTATAATAAAAACATAAGATAGCTACCGTATCATCGACCCTATCACGGAAGATGAAGCACGGTGGCTTTTCTAACTGAAGATAAAGATCTCTACGACCTGCAAGAGCAGGGCAAGCAAGAATCAACAATTTGGAGACAAGGTTACCCCGAGTACGAACGCCTTGCAGATAATGACCTCATGGAGGGTCTTGACCCTGCGTTGCCAGAAGTAAATGATGGCTCACTCGCAGCCAGCCTCTATAAACTCCCAAAGCGAATCGTATCAAGCGCACTCACCGGACGCGCAACCGCTACCAACTCCGACGAAGCATGGGTCACTGAACTCGCGAACATCGTCTGGGAAAAACAAATCATTCCGAACGCTAACTCTCAAGCACCGTTCCACCGTAAATGGAAAGACGCTGTTCGTAAAGCCGCAATCTATGGCTCAGTCCCGATTATCACTATCTTTGTCGAACGTGGACGCTACACTGGCGCAGACTTCGTTGTTGCACAGCCTCAAGACGTAACCCTCGAACCAGGCAAAGTATCCGACTATGACTCCGACGTTCAGTTCTGGGACGTTTATTTCTCACGCCCACAGGTGAAGAGCATGATCGAACGTGCGAAGACTGAAATGAAAGAGGCCAAAAAGAACCCCGAGGATGAGTCATACAATAAATGGTTCATCGACGTTCTTGAAGAAGCCTATAAGTCTAAAGACCAAGACAGCCGTGACGCGCACGAAGAGCACAACAACACAAAGGTCGTCCAAAAGGGCGTGAAGTTCTGCATCGCTGTTCAACGTGGACAAGACGCGCCATTCAAGATGTTCTACAAGAAGCGTACAGCCCGCGAGTGGAGCAACCCAGACCCATCAGGTGATGTGCCGATTCACTTCCTTTACTGCTACCAAGACTTCGTAAACCCATATGGAACAGGGATTGTTAAGCTTGCCGGTGGCACACAGAACGTCCTCGACTACATGCGACAGTCTGACGTCCTCGCTACCCAAATCGGACTTCGACCACCAGTATCTATCGGTGGCAACATCGACTCAGCAGACCTCGACTCTATCGGTGTCTACGCTCAAGATGCTCAGTGGATTACCGGCGATGCAATCGTGAAGCGTGAAGAAATAAGCAACCAAGTGTACTCACAACTTCCTGCTCGCATATCTATGTACAAGA